ACGGGGGAAGCCCTGCGGAATACGCCAGGAACGAGATACCCCTAGCGGCACAGGTTGGTGGGCCGTTGAACCCCGAGTGGGTCGAGTGGCTGATGGGGTGGCCGCAAGAGTGGACAGACTTAAAGCCATTGGCAACGGACAAGTTCCACAAGTGGTCGCAGCAGTCTGGAGGAAATTAAGTGAATCACTATGAAGCAAACAGAATTCTTGATCGGGTCAGAGAAGGACAACAATTTAGCGAATTTGTCATTACAAGGGCGCTTGAACTTACAGGAGACCATGAGGAACACAGAAGCCCAAGAATGGATCAAACGTTACCGCAAGAAAGTCATGGAGGAGGGCAGGGGAGAAGCCCAATACTGGTGGCAACAAACCCTATTGGACATTGCCAAGAGGCGAGGCCAAGCGGCTGCTGATGATTTAAAAAAACGCATGAATGAACAGAAAGACAAAAAATGACAAAAGATGAAGTTCTAAATTATTTTGAATATCAAAATGGAATTTTGTATTGGAAGAAAAATCAAGGCAATGTCAAAAGTGGCTCAGTAGCTGGAAATCAACGCCAAGATGGTTACATTGACATTGGTTTTAAAGGAAGATTGATTCGAGCGCATCGATTGATTTGGTTGCTTTATTATGGATATATGCCAGAGTTTCTTGACCATGTAAACGGGGTAAGAAATGACAACAGGATTGAAAATTTGCGTGTTGCCACAAGAACGCAAAATCAAATGAATTTAAAAAAGCGTGTCAATAATTCATCTGGATGCAGTGGTGTTTACTGGAACAAGCAAAGAAATAAATGGGCAGCAAGAATTCAATTTAATTGCAAATCAAAACACATAGGTTTGTTTTTATCAATTGAGGATGCTATTGTTGCTAGAAAAATTGCAGAACAAAAATTCTTTGGTGAATTTGCGAGGCAATCATGAGCATAAGCATTATGTTTACTATCTATGGACACCCCGTTGCCAAGGGCAGACCAAGGTTTTCCACAAGGGGCAAGTTTCCTGTTGCCTACACACCTGAAAAGACCAAGAACTACGAATCCGATGTTGGGATGATGGCAAAGGCGGCAATGGGTGCATCAGAACCGCTAGAAGGGGCATTGGAGGCGTTTATTTATGTCACCTTTCCTGTTCCCGCCTCATACTCAAAAAAACGCACTGAGGCTTGTTTAAGCAATTCTGAGAAACACACCAAAAAGCCCGATTTGGACAACGTGATCAAGAGCGTGATCGATGGCATGGACAAAATCGTGTTTGAGAACGACTCCCAAATCACATCCATTCACAGCACCAAGGTTTATGGTGAAGTGGCAAAGGTTGAAGTTGTAGTGAGGCAAGCATGATTGTTTCTCTCCACAACCCCCAACAAGCCCACACAGTTCTGAAAGACTTATGGCCCAAGATCAAAGAAACCTTACAGGCGGGTAAACAGTTGCGCTTAGAGGTTAAAAAAGCCACCCGCAGCACAGACCAAAACGATATGTTCCATGCCCTGATTGACATGGTTGCCAAGCAAATGAAGGGCGCTGGCAGTGCTTGGTCATCAGACGATTGGAAAAGGCTCTTAATTGACCAATGGGCGCATGAAACAGGGCGCAAGGTGGGCAAGGTCGCCCCTAGCCTAGACGGGGAACGAGTTGTTCAATTAGGGCTACAAAGCCACAAATTCACAAAAGAAGAAGGCTCAGAGTTCATTGAATGGCTCTTGGCATGGATGGCAGACAAAGGAATTGAAACATGACACAAGATGAAATCATTGAGATGGCTAAACAAGCTGGATTAGGTTTTTTGCTTGATGCTGGCTTCATGTGCCATCAAGAAGTTAAAGATTTTGCCAAGCTAATAGCACAGCATGAGCGTGAGAAATCTTTAAAACTTTGGATGCTGTTAGATGACATCGACACGGCTGATGACATTGCAAAAACAGACCACGACACCTATCGCAGGCTGTGCCGCAACACTCAACAAAAACGATGGGCTGTTTTAAGCGAATCCGAAGTTGATGCCGCCATCAGAGCAAGAGGACAAGCATGATGTGTCCCCGTTGTGGCTCTGAAACCCTCAAAGTTTTGGACACCCGATCAAACCCCGAATTTGTCAGCCGCAAACGCCAGTGCGAAAACAATCACAAGTTTTATACAAAAGAATATGCAATACCCGAAACACAAGTATGTGAGAAGCCAGAAACTCCTAAAGTTAGTGGCGGGTCTCTCCTGTCAAAGCTGTGGCATGGACAATGGCGTTCAGGCGGCTCACAGTAATTGGGGCGGTGGTCGTGGTCGTGGCATTAAAGCTGACGATAATTTAATTGCGGCACTCTGCCTGACTTGCCATTACGAGATTGATCAAGGCAAGAACCTGACCAAGGAAGAACGCCAAAAGAAGTGGGCAGAGGCTCATATTGGGACAGTTTTATTGCTTTGTAAGCAAGGGAAATGGCCTGTTGAAGTTCCTTTGCCTTTTGTGGCAGAATTTGAATAGGCATTGCAGTTGCCTTTTTGGGGGTTGATTCCCCCGCTTTTTTTGGTATAGTGCAAATATGGAAAAAAATGCCGAAGTTGCCGAGTTCGTAGCTACTCTGTTTCACAGTGGCACGATTACCCATTTTCAGCATTTGCAGACACGGGAATACTCTGTCCACAAGGCTTTGGGCAAGTTCTACCCCAAGATTGTTGACTTGGCAGACCAGTTAGCTGAAAGCTATCAAGGTCGCTACGAAACCCGAATGACCAAGTTTCCTGATGAACTGCATCAGCCACAGGAAACCCCCACCGAGTACCTGACACAACTGAAAAAGTTTGTTGAGGAAGCCCGTGAAGAAATCCCGCAAGATTCAGAACTGCAAAACATCGTTGATGAAATTGCCGATCTGATCAATTCAACTTTGTATTTACTAACCCTGAAATAAGGAATCATCATGATGAACAAGAACGAACCCAAAGGCTACGGCTACGGCAACAGCGCAAAGATGGCTGGCAACCCCGCCCCCGAAATGAAGCCTAATGGCAGCGTAAAGAACCGCATCCCCGATGCCATGACCAACAAGGTCGGCAAAGATTCCAAGTTTGAAGGTGGCAAGTCCTCTGGCGTTTGCTACACTCACGACCGCAAGTCTTATCAGTAAAGCGAAACGCCCCGCAGACGGAGAATCTGGGGGCGCTTCTAACCAAGCAATAAAAGAGGTATTGAATGGCTGAACAACATTCTAATTGTGGAAACTGCCGATTCTTCAAGAATCAGCAAATCATGGGCATCTGTCGCCAAAACCCGCAACAGCAGAACAAGCACCAAAACGATTGGTGCGGTCAACACGAACCCATGCAAGTTGAGGTCGTGAAACTTCCCGTGTATGACATCATGACTGACGAGACCAAAGAGGTTTCTGTTCCTGTCAAGAAAAAGCCTGGGAGACCCAAGAAATGCTAAGTCCATTGCGTGATCGTGTTGTGGTAAAACCACAAGTGCGAAATTTATCCGACATCATTTATGTGAACAACAAAGAAGCCTTTAACGAGGGAACTATTGTCGCCATCGGCCCAAAGGTTTACGATGTCAAGGTGGGAGACTTCATCAAGTATGGAAACGGGGATTACCTTAATTGGCCCACCCAAAAGATTGATGGTCAAGATTACCAAATCATTCAAGAAGCCGACATTTGTGCGGTTGTGGAGGAATAAACATGGCGACCAAACAAGGGCTATATGCCAACATCCATGCCAAGCAAGAGCGCATCGAGCGCCAAAAGGCTGCGGGCAAGACTCCCGAGCGCATGAGATCGCCAGGCGCAAAGGGCGCACCCACTGCCGAGGCTTTCAAACAATCTGCAAAGACTGCAAAGAAGAAATAATCATGGCAAAGCACGACAAGCCGATTCCCCACAAGACCACAGGCAAGGGGAAAACCTACAACCCGACTGAAAAAGGTGCGGGAATGACCGCTAAAGGTCGTGCTGAATACAATGCCAAGAACAACGCAAATTTGAAACCACCCGCCCCAAATCCAAAGACAAAAGCCGATGCTGGTCGCAAAGCATCATTTTGCGCTAGGATGGAGGGGGTAGTTAAAAACGCCAAAGGCCCAGCAGAACGGGCCAAGGCATCCCTCAAAAACTGGAACTGTTAAAGGAAACATCATGACAAACTCAATTGCAACTGGCGTGGCATACGCTGACCCATTGGTTACTTTAGTTGAATTTCAAGCCTACACTGTCGCTACTGTCCCAACAGCCTCACCCGCTGGTCAAATGATTTATGTGTCCAATGGCGCTGCTGGTCAGCCCATCATGGCCTTTTCAAATGGCTCAAGCTGGTTGCGTGTTGACACCCGTAATGCTATTTCTGCAACCTGATGAACGCTGAGAAAATCGCAAACCGCATCGAGGAATTGCGACTCACCGCCAAACAACATGAGGCGGTGCTAATGCAGATCAGCGGTGCGGTGCAAGAACTCACCAACATATTGGCTGAACTGTCAAAGGAACAAAATGCCTCTAATAGCATCGATGACCCCCAAGGCACTTAAAGCCAATATTAAAGAAGAAATCGAATCAGGCAAGCCACCCAAGCAAGCGGTGGCAATTGCCTATTCTGTTAAGCGTGAAGCCGAGAAAAAGGCTAATAAGAAACCAACGCCTAAGAATAAAAAGTAATTTAGGCTCAAACACTTAGGATTCGACTCGAATGGCTGAAAGAGGTGGTCAAGTTGGCAATCAGAACGCTGCAAAGAGCAGACTGTTCTATGACAAGTTGCGCCTTGTCTTGGTTCAAGAGCCTCACCGCCTAAGAAGCATTGCCGAGCAGTTGGTGAGCCAAGCCGAGGCGGGAGAGCCTTGGGCGATTAAAGAAATCATCGACCGAGTGGATGGCAAAGCGGTTCAAGCGACAACGATTGAGAACGCAGATGGAACACCCCTCTTGGGTGGAATTCAAGTTACATTTATTAAGCCCGAATGAGCGATGTAACAGATGCCATTGCCAAGGCAGAGTTTCCCGTTAAGTTGGAAGGTCTGTTCAAAAAGAGCCGTTACAAGGTTCTTTATGGTGGAAGGGGTGGGGCTAAGAGTTGGGGAATTGCCAGAGCCTTACTGATCAAAGGCGCAAAAGACCCAATCCGCATATTGTGCGCCCGTGAGTTTCAGACATCCATCAAGGATTCGGTTCACAAGTTACTGTGCGACCAGATCGAAAGCCTTGGCCTCCTGAGTTTCTACGAGATTACCCAAACAAGCATCAGAGGCAGAAACGGCACAGAGTTCAGCTTTGTTGGCCTAAAGAACAATGTCTCAAACATTAAATCCTATGAGGGCGTTGACATCTGTTGGGTTGAGGAAGCGCAGACCACCAGCCGCCTAAGTTGGAACATCCTGATCCCAACCATCCGAAAGGAAGGCTCTGAGATATGGATTAGCTTCAACCCTGAGTTGGAGACAGACGAAACCTACCAAAGGTTTGTGGCAAACCCACCCGCAGACTGCATCACCATGAAGGTGAATTGGTACGACAACCCTTGGTTTCCTGATACCCTCAAACTTGAAAAAGATGCTCTTAAAGCAAGGGATGAGGAAGCCTATAACCAAGTGTGGGAAGGCTTATGCCGACAGACTGTAGATGGGGCGATCTTTGCCAAAGAGATGCAACAAGCCGAGAAGGATGGGCGCATCTGCCGTGTTCCTTATGACGCTACAAAGCCAGTTCACGCAATCTTTGACTTGGGATGGTCAGACAGTACAGCCATTTGGTTCTTGCAGTTTGTGGGCATGGAGACCAGGCTAATCCGCTACATTGAGGACAGCCAAAAGACCATCAGTTATTACTTGGCGACCATGCAGACTTATGGTTATGTGTACGACAAGATTTGGCTTCCCCATGACGCAGAGAATAAAACCTTGGCAGCAGCGGGTCGGTCAATTGATGACATTGTGAGAGCCGCAGGGTACAAGACCGAGATCATGCCAAGAGTGCCTGTTCTTGACTCAATCAATGCCGCAAGGACAATCTTTCCTAATTGCTACTTTGACAGGGAACACACAGCGGATGGCTTGGCTTGCCTGAGACACTACAGATATGAGGTTGACCCCGAGACAGGGCAGTTCAGCCGCAACCCGCTACACGACCACTACTCACACGGGGCAGACGCATTTCGTTACATTGCCCTTATGATTAAAGAGCCGCCTAAACGCAAAAAGTCAGCGCAGATTGCAATGGCAAGCGGATGGATGGGATAATTAGGCATCAATAAAGGGCTGAATATGGCTTACCAAGACGAATCAGGAAACAACAACAAGATTAACGAGGTGATCAAGTTCTGGCGCTTGGTCAACGATGCCGACTCCACCAACCGAGCAGAAGCCTTGATGGATGTGAAGTTTGCCGCTGGCGACCAATGGCCTGTTGAGATTCAAAACTCACGCAACCTTGAATCCCGCCCTTGTCTGACAATCAACAAGATTGACGCATACATTCGTCAAGTGACCAATCAGCAAAGGATGCAACGCCCCCGCATCAAGGTGCATCCCGTTAATAACTTGGCTGACTACAAGATCGCCCAAGTGATTGAGGGCATTACCCGCCACATCGAGGTGAACTCCAACGCAGACACGGCCTATGACACAGCGTTTGATTACGCAGTTCGCATGGGATGGGGTTATTGGCGCATCAACACAAAGTATGTGAGCGAGACTTCCTTTGATCAGGAAATCTTTATCGACACCATTGATAACCCGTTCACTGTCTATTTCGACCCCAATTCAATCCTCCCTGATGGCTCAGACGCAGAGCGTTGCCTGATTACCACAGTGATGGATAAGAAGATATTTAGGGAGAATTACCCTGGCGCTGATGACGGGGCAAACTTTCAGCAGCGTTCCACAGGCGATGACACTGCTGCATGGCTCACCAAAGAGGACATTCGGGTTGCCGAATACTTCTACATTGAGCGTGAGAGAGCCAAACTGTATTTGCTCAGTGATGGCACATCAAGTTTTGCCGACTCAGACAACTTCTTTGCCCGTGTAGAAGCCGCAGGGCTGACAGTGGTGGATGAGCGTGACAGCTTCCGCAAAGCCGTGAAGTGGATGAAATGCACAGCAATGGAAATCCTTGAGGAAAAGACATGGGCGGGTAAATACATCCCTGTTGTTCCTTGTTATGGCGCACAAGTGATCATTGATGACAAGCGCAAGAAATACGGCTTGGTCAGATTTGCCAAAGACCCACAGCGGATGTACAACTTTTGGCGCACATCGATGACCGAGAGCGTTGCCCTTGCACCCAAGGCTAAGTGGCTGCTTGCCGAGGGCCAAGACGAGGGACATGAAAACGAATGGGCAATGGCTAACATCAAGTCAACCCCTGTTTTGCGCTACAAACAGAAGGACATTGAGGGTCAACCCGCACCCGCACCAACACGACTTCAGCCTGAACCACCACCAACAGGCATCATGGAGGCGGCTGGCGCTATTTCCGCAGACTTACAGATGGTTTTGGGCGTTCTTGACCCCAACCAACTGCCTAGCGGAAACATCTCAGGCAAGGCATTGGCGGGTCAGCAGAACCAAGTTGATCTGTCAAACTTCCACTTCTACGACAACATGACCCGTTCGATTCGTCAGACGGGCAAGATTATCTTGGATTTGATACCCAAGATTTACGACACCGAGCGAGTGATGCGAATCATTGGCTCAGATGGTCAGCCCGACATGACCACCATCAACCAAGCCAACGCCATCGGTGAAGTGCTGAACGATGTGACTGTGGGTGAATACGATGTGGTGATGGACACAGGGCCTGGCTTCCAAACCAAGCGCCAACAAGCCGTTGAAAGCATGATGCCGTTGCTTACAGGCAATGCAGAACTGTTCAACATTGCGGGTGATTTGGTGTTCAGGAATATGGACTTCCCAGGCGCTGATGTGATCGCAGACCGACTTGCCGCCATGAACCCATTGGCTCAGATTGATGAGAAATCCGACATCCCACCTGAAGTTCAGATGCGTTTAGCTCAGTCTCAGCAGATGATTGAGCAGTTACAGCAACAATTGCAAGCCGCTGGTCTTGAGATCAACAATCGGATGCAAGTGGCACAGATCAAAGAAGAAGGCGCTACCAAGCGCAAACTCATGGATGTCACCGCAAGAGCGCACAACACTGAGACCATTAACGAAGCAAAAGTTAATCAAACCAACGTCAAAGCAGTTACTGAGCAGAATAAGACTGAGATTGATGCGTTGGTCAAAATGCTTATTGCAAGAATGTCACCCAATCAATTGTTGGCTGAGATCGACCGCTTGAACGCTGAACAACAGCAGTATGCGATGGGTGCGGCTTTGGATATTGATCAAGATCAGAATCCATTTATGCAACAATAATTGACAGATAATGAATTAGGGTAAATAATTACTCAAACCTTACCAGTGAGGCTCACTGGGAAAATTCTTTGAGGAAACTCAATGTCAGAAGTTCAGGAAGTGCAAATTGCACAACCAAAGGTCTCCACTACTGTGGTGACAAGTGAAAATTTAGCTGAATTTAACGCTAAGAGAATGGGTTTAGCTGATTCAACGCCTAGCGAGGCTGCACCTAGTGCAGAGCCGCAAGAGGTCGATAATGGGCAGAGTGAACCAGTTGAAGCGTCAGAGGAAGCGACAGCAACAGAGGATCGAAAACGAAATCCTAAGTTGGAAATTCGGTTTGAGAAGATAACCAAGCAGCGTGAAGAAGCGAGGGCAGAAGCCCAACGAGAGCGTGAAGCAAGGGAATCTTTAGAAGCCAAGGTCAGGGAATTAGAAGGCAGAACTCAACCCCAAAAGGTTGAATCGTCTGAAGAACCCCGACCAGAGCAGTTTACTGATATGTATGAATATGCGAAAGCATTGACAGACTATAAAGTAGATCAGCGGTTAGCGGAAGAAAAGCAAAAGGAAGCACAAGCCAAAGTAGAGGCTCAAAGGCAACAAGTGATCAACACTTGGGCAAAGCGAGTTGAATCTGCTAAAGCTGAGATGCCTGATTTTGAGGCAATGGTTGGGTCAGCCGATGTTGTTGTGAGCAACGAAGTGCGTGATGCAATCTTTGAATCAGATGTTGGCCCTCAAGTGCTATATCACTTGGCTGAGAATCCCGAAATTGCCGAAAAACTGCAAGGCATGACAGTCACATCCGCATTGAGAACTATTGGGAGATTGGAGGCTCAGTTTGAAAAAGCCGAGACTCAGACAAAGCCTGTTGTTGGGAAAAGTAAAGCGCCAGCACCGATCAACCCGATCAGGTCTGCGGCTAATGGGCGTGATGTGAATCTGACTTCCGATGGGAATTTTCATGGTTCGTATCAGGCTTGGAAAGCGGCTAGACTTGCAGGGCGAATCCGCTGACATAAACCCATTCTTTTAAGGAAATAAAATGAGCAATAATCTGCTTACTATCTCCATGATCACCAACGAAGCGTTGATGGTCTTGGAAAACGAGTTGACTTTCTCTAGCGAAGTTGACCGCAACTATGATGATCAATTCGCTGTTTCAGGCGCAAAGATCGGTAACACACTGAACGTTCGTAGACCAGGCCGTTTCATCGGTACATCTGGCCCTGCATTGAACGTTGAGGACTTTAACGAGACTTCAGTTCCCGTTACTTTGTCCACTCAGTTTCACGTTGACACACAATTCACCACACAAGACTTGGCTTTGAGCCTTGATCAGTTCTCTGATCGTGTGTTGAAGCCCGCTGTCGCAGCCGTAGCCAACAAGATTGACTTTGATGGTCTGACAATGGCTAAAAACGCAACCGCCAACATCGTTGGTACTGCTGGCACTCCTCCCACATCCTTGCTCACCTACTTGACCGCTGGTGCTTACTTGGACTCAGAGGGCGCACCCCGTGATGGTCGCCGTTCATGCATCGTTGAGCCTTTCACTGGCGCAACCATTGTGGACAGCTTGAAGGGTTTGTTTGTTCCATCCGATGTGATTGGCAAGCAATACCAAAAAGGCATGATGGGCCGTGACTCTGCTGGTATGAACTGGAAGATGGATCAGAACGTTGTGAACCAAACATTTGGTTCATACTCCGACACCCTCTCCACCAACACCACCACTTTCACTGGTTCACTGACTTCTGGTTGGGCGCAAACTTCTACGATCACTTTGGTGTCGTCTGCTGGTACTGCTACCCTCAATCAGGGTGACGTTATCCAGATCGCTGGCGTGTACGCTGTCAACCCACAGAATCGTTCTGCTTACGGCTCTGGCAAACTGCGTAATTTTGTTGTGACTGCTCAAACGACTGTTGCTTCTGGTGGCGGCACTTCTGTTACTGTTTCTCCTGCGATCATCACAGGCGGTCAGTTCCAAAACGTGACTATCATTGGCTCAACAAGCACCACTGCTGTTGTGACTCCATTCAACAAAGCTGGTACTGTTTCCCCACAGAACTTGGTGATGCACAAAAATGCTTTCACCTTGGCTACTGCTGACTTGGAATTGCCTGATGGCGTTGTGTTTGCTGGTCGTGCTTCCGATAAGGAACTTGGCTTGTCAATGCGTGTTGTTCGTCAATACACGATTAACAATGATTCGATCCCAACCCGTGTAGATGTACTCTACGGCTGGGCCCCTCTGTACCCTGAACTCGCTTGCCGAGTTGCAGCTTAATTAACTAGGAAGGAAACGCATCATGGCTAATCCAGGCGCAGCAAGTACTCAAACAGTCAACTACCTAATGAATGGTAGTGCTTCCGATGGTGTCCAATTGGGCGCTGTTAGCGGCAAGGTCGGTTTTTATGGCATTACCCCCGTTGTTCGTGCTGGTGCTATCACCGCATTGACAGCATCACCCTCAACTGCTGAAACAGTTGCGGCAGTGAACGCCATCATCACCGCTATCAAGAACATTGGCATTACTTCCTAATGTGATTTGATGGACAGAGCCACTCTCCACATCGGGGGGTGGCTTTTTTATTTGGAGAACAAATGCACATAATGATTGCAATGCCCGCTTACACAGGCGTGGTTCACATGGGAACAATGAGATGTCTGTTCACAGACCTGACAACACTCATTAAACGGGGCGACACCTACACCTTTGTGGATGACATTGGCAACGCTTTAATTGCAGACTCCCGCAGTATCACAGCGACTAAATTCTTTGAAGAATCTGACTGTGATCAACTGATATTTATTGACAACGATGTGTCGTGGGAAGCTGGCGCATTGCTCAAGCTGATCGATGCCCCTGAAGATTTGGTGGCGGGTATCTACCCAAGACGCAAAGACCCCATCGAATACGCTGTCCACTACTTAGAAAAAGAAGAATTGTGGGCAAATCCTGAGACAGGATTGTTGGAGGTCAAAGCCGTTCCAACGGGCTT